TAATCTATCAAGACTATCTTTTGTAACAGGAGCAAGACCAGTAGTATATCCACCAACCATGACTCTTTTACCTCTGCGAATAGCATGAACTTTACCTAAATCATCTATATCAACATCACTATCGTAACTTGCTATACCTGAATTGAAAGTAGTCGGTTGATAAAACTTTTGATGTAACATATCACTCCCACCTTGTAATCTATTTCCAGTCATATGATTTCTGTTAAATGTATATCTTGGTTCAAATAAATCAGGAGGATATTGATTTACAATACTAGAACGAACACTTGGCGCTTGAATTGCTCTAGCACCACCAGTAATGGTAATAGGGTCATATTGATGCGTAAGATGTTCGGGTTCAATATTAGATGGAACAAAATATCCTTGTTGTTTATTTCGGAATCTATCTAATTTTCTTACAATGTCCCGATTATAAGGATTATCAAAGGTTAAATTATACATATTATATATTATTAATAGATTTAAATCTAATCTATTAATAATTTTTTAATACAACAGAAACAATGTATTACTTCCTAAAATCACTAATACTCCTATATACATTAAAAAGATAAAAAATCTTCTAAATAAGTATCTTAACAATATTTTCCCATTTTTCCTCCTGAACTTGTGCCGTCTCCTGCTCCACGAAGATGTAGTCTCTTTCCTAGATGTTGCGCCATTCTCTTGACTGCTCCTGAACTCATGTTGTGCTGATTACCCCCAATCATTCTTTTGTGCTCTACACTAGTAATTGGGTCGGCAGATTTCTCTGCCTTTGTATCTACTACCATTTGTTTCGTCAAGATACCAGTGTAGATAACAGAAGAACCTGCTTGATTGACGAAAATACCTGAATTAGCAGTGATAACCAAAATTTCTGGTGTAATAGTAGCATTGTAATTATTGGTTACAGTAATTCTGAATTGGAAATTGAATTGACCGATAGAAGAACATGAAAGATAATCTGGTAGAGAAAGGTCTTTGGCTGGATTGATAACAAGAATAGAACCGGTTGTAGGAACAACAACAGGAACTCCTAGTAAAGCACTTGAACCATTTGCTTCACCACTAAATTCCGCAAATGATTGAGTAGAGCAGTTATTCACAGACATTCTCCACAAGTCTGCTTGAGTAGCAGAACTCAATAGACCAGATTGATTATTCAAATTAATACTGATAGATTCAATAGTAAAGAAAGAAGCAGAGTCGTAAATAGTTTGACTAGACATTGGTTTTCTAATAGCAATAATGAAATAATCAGGAAGTTGATTCAACTGAATATTTTGAGAAGTTATACTTTGGGATTGAAATGCTGTGAAAGTAGGATTGTTGGATGAAATACTTAAATAACGAGGATAATCCATGTAAGGATTCACATTTCTACTTGGAATTAAATCACTTGCTTGAGTAGATAAGAAATTAAACAACATTTTTGTATTCTGGAAAGGATTAGTGAAAGTAGTTGCTCCAACCGATTGACCTAAAACAATACTAGCACCACCTGCTCCAACACTAGACATGAGAGAAACTAATCTTTTGGCTGTGCTATCAATGTTAAAGACAAAATTAATCGTATTGATTCCAGCCATACCTCCGATATTATATTCAGGATTTCCGAAAATGAAAGGAGACAAGAATAGAGGTTCAATAACACTTGCTTTGAATACAATCTTGTAATCTTGTGCGACCGCTAGAGTATTCTCTAAACCATTGGTAGCAAGTGTGGCTAATGTAGTATAAACAGATGAACTGACCGCAGCAGTAGATGCGGTTACAAGTGTAACTGGGAAAGAACCTCTTGGTGCTTGGTCTATATCGTAAGATTGGTTATACCAACTTGCTAAAGGATTGTTGTTTGCTCCTAAACCATCAAGATAGTTCAGATAGGCTTGGTCTGGAAGAGTAGGAGTAGTAGAATTATAACGATATAATTCCCTAGAGTTATTGAATCTCAATAAACAATCTAAAACATCTTGTTCGTTGATAGAAACATTGGTATTATTAATAGTAGCAGAAGCAGTGGAAATAAGTTTATTGAAAGGAAATGATTGTAAAGCACAATCTGACCCCCATGTAAGTGGTAAATCTCCAACCGCAACATTTGGAACAGATAAAGTAAAGAAAATATCGGTGGATACTAATAATTCTCTGTTAATCACAATAGATTCAGAAGGAATCTGGATAGTGAATGTAACACTACTATTGGAGGTGGAAACCGCAGTAAATTGCTGATAAGTATTATTAGCAGCGCCCGATTGGACGGCAAAGGTCAAATTATCGGTAATATCCGCAAGACGACTATCTTTCAGAAGGATTGTTTTAAAGTCAGTCATTTATATAATTAATAAAGATTTTTTTTCTAGTAATTATATCCCTAAATTATACTATTCTCTTTCTAAAGAGAAATTTGACCGAACAACTCCCACCGCTTAATAAGTTTAATGGGACAAAAGTTCCTAATTTTGTCTTCCAAAATACCGAAATATCTACATTTGTTAAAGGTCTATTTCCAGTCATACTAATCATTCTATATTCCGCAAGAGGATTGTATAGGAGATTTGGTTTATAAGATTGTTCGTTGGTCTCTATATCCGTAATTATCTGTGCGAAATTTGCGTTATTACCATTACTAGGAACAATAACATTTTCATTGTAAATTAAGGGAGATGCTAATTGATTACTTACGATTGGTAAAGTATTGGATACAAAGACAATACTTGCTACAGGAGTCCAATTAATAATTGTAGTATATTCTTGAAAGGTTTGAATGTATAAATTTTCAACAGTAGCAGCACTAACTGGAGGAGTTATAGGATAAATATTCGGAATGAGAATCTGAGTTGTTCCTCCTTGATTGATAATATTCAATTGATAATTCAATCCGGAAATAGTGAAACCAGACGGAATAACAATAGAAAGATTAGCAGGAGAAGTATAATTAGGATTCTGATAATATCCTTGTCCTAAAGCAGTAGTTGTAAGACTATTAGTAGTTCCTCTAAAGGTTGAGTTGAAACTATTAAATAGTTGATATAAAGGAGCATTGAAGAATATTTTTACAGGAAACTCATTTATAGTTGGAACTCCTGCTACTAAAGTTAGATTTTCAAAGCATGGAGAAACTCCATCTGCTTTAAATTGGGGGGTGCTTATTACAGCCGTTTTTAAACCGGCATCCCAACTAAATACTGGAGCATTTACCCCATCTATTTCAGGATTAGTAATTCCTATAATATAACCCGCAGTAACTAAAGCATCTTTTAAAAATACCCAAGCCCTTGCTAAAGTAGCATCTACTAACGATTGAAAATGTTGATAGGAATAGCAGTAATAATAAGTCCCTACAGTAGATTGAAACCCGCCGTTAGTAAAAGGAGTCGGAGGAATAGGAGCACTTGTATCTTGTGTAACCCATATAATGTTTGCTTGAGAGATATAAGTTATAGTATTAGCAACTGGGATTGCGGGAGAAGTGTAAGGTAGAAATTCTGGTTTAAGGGTTAATGTAATTGAATAATTTGTTAAATCATCTTTAACTGCGTTTTGTTGTATAATCGGAATCAATACTGGTAAATCAGGAGTATCCACAGAAAAACGAATAATACTCATTTCATATTCTCCTGTTATTGGGACAATTGGATTCGTTCTATTTTCGTTAAAGTATATCGGGATTGGTGCGCCACTAACACTATTAAAATTAGTAACTAATACATCGTAATATATATGGTCTGGTATTGCGGGGACATTACTCAATTCTGGTTTTGGTCTATAGGACATTATATATAATAGTGCTAATATTTTTTTGTATTCATTCCTAAATATTCAAATAATAATCTAGAATTGAGAGAAAAGTTAGATTTCTACATGTAATAATCTATTTGTAGATATCAAATTTCACGATTTAGATTTTTACAATGCTAATTTACATTTCTATATGTAGAAATTTTAAAATTTCTACATATAAATATCTATTTCATATCTAATTTGTAGAAATCTATTGTATATATCTAATAAATATCTATTTTTTATAGATATTTACTTGTAGAAATCTAGATTACGCCATTTTTGTTGCGATACAAACTATATTTACGGGATTATCAAAAAATACTATATTACTTGAGTTCATGAAATAAATATTATTTATATATATTGTATTTGAAGATGTAACCGATACTATAAAATTAGCATTAATTGGAGCATTAGTATTAGTAGTAAGTGGATTTATACTTGTGCTTGGTGCTCCAATATTAATTGATGGATATATGATTGGTGAAGTAGAACCGATGGTTGATACTCCAATACTCCAAAAATATTGTATAATATTAATTGCTGCGTTAGCCGGAATATCAACTTGATACTGAACTGAAATAGAATATACCCCAATTGGTAAGGATGGAAATTGTGCTAGATTAGTTACACCATTAACTGGAGCGTCTAGTGCTACTCCATTCAATGTGCTATTACTAATAGCCGTATATTGACTTCCGACTCGTCCTGTAGGATTGCTAAATGCGAATAAAGAGTTCCAAGACATTATATACTAATATTATATTTTAAGCCAATTTGGTTGCGACAATAGTAGCAGTAGTAGGAGTAGTAGCATTCCAAGATAATAATACATTAGGCAATGTTCCATTCGTAAAACTTGAATTAATAAATATTGAAGCTGTTCCTGATGTATTATTTAATATAAAATCAGTAGTTATTGTTGAGGATGCTGTTTCAGTTTCCATTACTGTAGGAAAACTGATGATTGATTTAGAACCTAACGCTAAAGTAGATGATACTGTTGAAACAGAACTTGCTCCTATAATCCAATTTTCAGGAACTGATGCTATTCCTGTAGTATTTACTAAAGGCACAGATACCTGAACTGAATATATACCTACTGGTAAGCCAGTAAATGTTGCTAAATTTTGAACTGCTGAAGCACCGACTAAAGCAGTAATTGTTACCCCAGTAGCACTATAAGTTGAGCCGACTCTTCCGGTAGCGTCAAAAGCGAATAAAGAGTTCCAAGACATTTTTATATACTAGGATAATATTTTTTTATTGTTGCTAAATATTCTATAGGAATATAATAATAATCTTTTTCATCGTAAGTTTGATTCACACGAGAGAAAGGTTTTCTCTCAAATGTATCAAATAATACAGGGTCATACTTAATACATGTTAATTCATCTGTGAAATTAAATAAGAAATATAATTCTTTGTTTTCGGTATCTACTACTTTATTACAAGTCATTAATGTAGTAGGATAAGCCCCTTTCTTATTCTTCCTAGACTTTAATTCAAAAATAGATTTCTCATTGTAGAAATCATATTTCCCCCATCGTTCGGTATTTCTTGCTAAAGTATCTCCAAAGTGTTGCTGTAGTATAGGTAAGATAGTTGCTTCTTGTTGAATTCCGTATAAATAATCTTTTTGAAAATGAACCATTAGATTTCTCTAAAGTATGTTTAGATTTTATTTTGGAGAAATAACGATAATTCTTTTCTATCCATATAATAAATGTCTGGAATCAACATGGATGAAGTTCTAACAAGAATGAGAACAAATATAACTGATTTAGATTTAGAGAGATATTTTCCAGAAACGAATCATTACAAAAACAATGTGATAAAGTATAGCGAGTTAGCCAATTTTAAAAGTATAGAGGATATTCTCCCAAAAGACAAGACTTACAAGATTATATTAATTGAAGAAAATTATAATTCCGGTCATTGGACTTGTCTTTTAAGATATGGTGATACGATTGAATGGTTTGATAGTTACGGATTAGCACCAGATGGTGAATTGAAATTTATTAATGCTGTTAAAAGAAGATTATTGGGAGAAGGTAGAAAGATTCTATCTGAACTTCTCTCAAAAGTAAAAGATAAGAAAGTAGTTTATAATAAAGTTAAATTACAGAAACTTTGTAACCATTCTACTACTTGTGGTCGTTGGGTGATTCTCCGAATTTTAATGATGAAGAATTTCTTTTTTAATTTGAAAGAATTTCAGGATTTTATTAAGAAATATAAAAAAGAAATAGGTTTAGGTGCTGATGAATTAGTAGCATATTGGGTTACTTAAATTAATTCTTAATATATTGGTCTTTCATCATATCTACACTTGTCCCCATTTCTTTGGTATCGGCTTTCATCTCATCCATGATATCTTTGTATTTATCGGTCAAGAATATATGTCTCAACATATTCACTCCTATTTTTTTATTGAATATTTTGTATAAGAGTCTCGTCATATCATTATTACTAGTATAAGGTCTGCCTTCAAAATCTACTAATAATGGGACAGGAGTTTTAGACTTCTTGAATAATGGATGGTATTTCAAATAAATATCTATTATTTCTCTCAATTCCGGTAGAATCTTGATTTCTTGAGATTGATATTTCTTTTGAGTCTTGAAATTGTTAAATATAAATCTATTTCCGGCTAAATCTAAAATATTTACTTTTTCTGGTTCTGCGCCTTCTGCTGGTGGGGTATATTTCCTTGTTACAATCATTTCTTGATAATCTTTATTTCGTCTTGGTCTTTGTAAGCAATAGAGAGAAAGAATCACTAATTTCTGTAATTCGTAATATTGTTCTTCTGTGATTTTTTTTCCTAAAGTTGGGATTACTTTTTTCAATTCATTGAATCTCTCTAAAACTTCTTCTTGAGAAATCCAATTCTCTTTTTCTTTATCAGATTTTTCATTATTTGTTTTTAGAGATTTATTCATTTCGTCTAAAACTAAATAATATTTATCGTATAATTTCTTATACTTCTTTGGTTCTCTTGTTGAGAGACCTTTTAAGAGAGAAACAATAGAAATAATATAAGTTCTTTGAGTATTTGGTTTATATTTTTTCAATTTCTCTAAAATCCCAGATTCATCTTTCAGAAAATTAAAGTTCTTGATTTCTCCTCCATTTAATCTAATCAAATTTTTCATGTATAGATTTTTAGAACTATCAGTTATATTTTTGTCGGTAAATATTTCGTTCATGTTTTATATATTGTTTAGATAATAATTTTAAAATATCTTTATATTATATATAAAATGAGTAATAGTCCTGCGATTTTAAATCAAAGAATATCAAATTTATACGGATTAATAGCACAAATAAGTGGTGGTGTTCCTACTACTTCTGATTTAAGCGTTGTTTTAGGGAATGGTAATGATGCTACAGGACAAGATATTATCAATCTTAATTCTCTGGCTACTAATGCTATAATTGATAATGGAACTGGATTAAGTATTGATAATAGTTCAACTGGCGATTTAAATATAGGAACATCAGGTTCTACCGAAAATATAAATATAGTAGCAAGTGATAGTATTGCTTTGACTGCTGTTAATAATGATATTAATTTGGATACGCCGAATGGTGTTGTGAATATTAATGGTGTGCCTTATCCTCCTGCGGTTGATACATTACAAGTGGTTCTTACTGCTGGTAATACGGCACAAGAACCTCTCACTATTGTATTAAATGATAATGCTGGTAATATTTTTACGACTACTTCTAGTGCTTCTTTTGATGTTGAATTTGACGATGGAATTACTCCTAATTCTGCGTCTTATCAAAGGGATGGCGTTTATCATTCAGGCGATAGTTTGAGTTTAAACACTAATGGTGTTATTGGATTTAACAGCACCAATCTGTTTGCTAACTCTGCTGGTCTTGATATAACAAGTAGTATTGCGAATAGTATTCCAGCACCTAATCTTGAAATTATTAATAACAGCACGACTGCTGGAACGACGAATGGTGTGCCGTCAGTTCAGTATTATAAATCAGGACGAAATGGTGCGAATAACGATATAATTTGTAGTCAGTCCTTTAACGCCAAAAACTCTACTGGTGTAAAGACCGAATTTGCGAAAATTGAAACACTTATTAGAAATGTTGGTGTTGGAAATGATGATGGTTCTATTGGAATATTTGCTACACTAAATGGTGTTTCTACCGAATTCATGCGTATCAACGGAGCAGATGGTGATAATAATTTTCTACGACCCCTTGATATGAATGGAAGTGCTATTAATTCTAGTTCTGGGAATTTATCAATATCCGCATCTTCTTCTTCTGGAACTGGGAATCTTACTCTCACACCGAAACCGCTTGGTAATCTTATATTCCAAAATCTACCGACTTCGGCGGTTGGTCTTCCTACTGGTGCGGTTTGGGATAATTTGGGCGTATTAAATATAGCACCTTAATATAATGGATACGAATCAATTTGGCGGAGCATTCTGGATTACTATTACTGGAATTATTTTGGGATTTTTAGGCACAATGACCGCCTTTTGTCTGAAATCCAAATGTAAAGAATGTAATGTTTGCTGGGGTGCTGTTACTATCGTGCGTGATATTGAGAGAGAGATTCAAGAAGAAAAAATGTTATTAGATGAAGGTATCAATCCGTTTTCTACCAAAGAAAAAGAATAGATTTTTATTCATACCAAAGTGCTTATTAAGCACTCGGATACGAATAAAAATCCAAAGAAAAAAAGATTAATATATAGTATAATGTATCATATATTACCTTATACTATAGATAGAGCCAAGCGACTAGGAGTCATTGTTAAACCTTCTCTCAAAAAAGGAAAGAAAATAGATGTATTCTTACCCGATGGAGATTATATTTGTAGTATTGGAGCATTAGGATATGGAGATTATTCTCATTTTATTGAATCTCATGGACTTGAGTATGCTAATAAAAAACGAACACTATATAAGCGCAGACACGCAAAAGATATACAAGAATTTGGTAGCAGGGGTTGGTTTGCCGATTATCTTCTCTGGTGATTATATAAATGAATGAACCCCTTTTAATACCGGATGATAAGAGATTTGTAGTGTTACCTGTAGTGTATCAAGACTTATTTACGCTGTATAAAAATGCGGTATCTTGTTTCTGGACGGCAGAAGAAGTTGATTTATCCAAAGATTTAGTAGATTGGGTGAAAATGTCCCCAGACGAAAAACATTTTATTTCTCTCATTCTTGCCTTCTTTGCGTGTATGGATGGATTAGTGAATGAAAATTTGGCTGTCCGATTCTTCAATGAAGTTCAGAATAGTGAAGCCAGATTATTCTACGGCTTTCAAATGGCGATAGAAGGAATACATCAAGAAGTATATGCGAATCTAATTGATACTTATATCAAAGATAAAACAGAACAAGATAAATTATTCAACGCAATCAACACTTATCCATGCGTCAAAAAGAAAGCAGATTGGGTGAAAAAACATATTGATAGTGACCGCAGTTTTGCCGAGAGATTAATTGCGTTTATTTGCGTAGAAGGAATCCATTTTTCGGGAGCATTCTGTGCGATATATTGGTTTAAAAGTAAGAATCTCTTGAAAGGTCTTTGTTTCTCTAATGAATTGATTTCTAGAGATGAAGCATTACACACTGAATTTGGTCTAGCATTGTATCAGAAATTAAATTATAAATTAAAAGAAGAAGAAGTCCATACTATTATTAGAGAAGCAGTAGCAATTGAAACCGAATTTATTACGGAAGCGTTACCATGTCGGCTTATTGGAATGAATTCCGTTTTAATGACTCAATATATACAATTTGTAGCCGATAGAGTGTGTCTTCAATTAGGATATAATAAAATATGGAATGTAGGATGTCCTTTCTCTTATATGGAGAATATTAGCATTGACCGGAAAACAAATTTCTTTGAATGTCGTGTTAGCGAATATGCTTTGGCGAATAAAAAAATTACTAGTGATATATTTGAATTTAAGGGAGAATTTTAATTTAATTTATTTTCTCCCAAATATATATAAATTCCCCTTTCACGACTTTAGCATTAGGGTCACCTCTCTGGGATTTTGGAAAGGGGGTAGTAATGTTTGGTTCTCCCAATATCGTCTTCACTAATTCAAAAACTTCTATTGGAATATTTAAACAATACTTTCCCCCATTCTTTAAATATTTATAAGTTTCTCTCACAAATGGTATATAAAAGGACTCATTCCATTCTTGAATTGTTTTCTTTTCTTGATAAGCATATTGTTCTATATTGTAATATGGCGGACTTGTTAGAACCATGTCGTATTCTATCTTGGAATAATCAAATGTTATACAATCCCCAAAGAATAATTCTATCTTTGTAGTTGAATGTTTTGAGAGAAATTGACTCATTTGGTCGTAGGGTTCTCTCAAATTAAGATTATTATCTATACCTATATAGTGCGGAATATTTAACGCACAAGCACCCACCAACCTTCCACCCCATCCCATCGTTGGGTCTAATACACATTTGGGGGAATATTTATCATATAAATGTAATGCGGTAATTGGTTTGAATACATTGACTCCACCAAAATACATGTTATAGATTCGTTTCCATACTTTTACAGAAGCATCATTCTGATTTGTCCCGTAATATTCCAACATATTTTGGATATATTTTTTGTGGAATTGAGATTCTTTATTTTCTAAAAAATGGAAGAACGAGAGACCTTTCTTTCCTTTTGTATCATGTCTCTCAATATCCGTGAAATAATATACTACTTTATTACCTACCAAAGATAATGGTTTGGATTCCTTACCTTTGGATTTTAATTTATTGAAATCTAATTCAATATCCTCTAAATCTAAATCGTTTAATTCTCTCAAAATTTGTATCTTATTCATTTTACATTATAATTAGATTTATTTTTTGATTGAAAATTCATTTCAATTTTATTTTAACAAAAAATTGAAATAATATATTATAAAAGGATATAAAGACAAATTAGTTATACTATATAGTAAGAACAAAATGACGGAATTAATGAGACAATTACCAAAAGATTTACAACGAGAAGTGTGGTCGTTTTTAGGTATGGAATCGTTAGGATACACTCCATCTGCGACAGCCTTTATAAAATTTGTAGATGATACCGAGAATTACGGATGTCCGTATCAAATATTTTGGGGAAGTGATGTAAATATTGATTATTACGATACCGATATGGGCGTTCCGGTAGATAGACCATATCCTTTTATTTCTAGACGGAATTTCATTATTTTTCATTATTTTCATTCCTTTCAACGAGAAATTTCACTAGAAAAATTCCCAAAATTAGATATGAAAGAAGTAGGATTGTGGTATGAAGGAGTAAGATGTGACGCTAATTGCGGTTGTAATTTGACTACTTTAGAATTCCCTTACCGAAATCATCACGATTATAAATGCGATAATTGTTACGGGGTTGATACCGGAATGATTAAGGATGATGAATTCGTAGAACAAGTTTGTAGAGAATGTTTAGAATTAATGACCGGTGCCGAATGGAAAAAGAATCGTGAGAATGGGGAATGGTTTTGTTTTAGTTGCGATGAATATCTAGAAAATAATCCAATAATTGATTCTGAAGACGATTGGTCTATAAATCAAGAATAAAAAACTAAACTATATTTTGTTCCTATAAATTCCTTATTATAATGTTCTAACAAAGACCCATTAAAAATTGTAGCCTTTTCGTAAGCATTGTATTCTATATTATTTATTATTATTTCTCCCCCTGTATATACACCAAACGATACAAGTAGGCTATCCCCTACATTTTTTTTATCCAAATGTTTGGGACAAACTAGATTCTTATTTACTTGAATGGATTTGAATGGAAAGTTATAAAATTCTCCCACTTTTTTTAATTCTTGATAAATATTCGGATACTTATTTGATAAATAAGATATATCAATTTTGTTTCCATTCTTGCGTTTATATCTTGCTTGGGTATATCCAAAGACTCCTCCTTTATAAGATGGAAATCCATTCCGGTTATTTCTATTATTAATGCTAATTAGATTTATTTTTTCTAACATCTGAAATAAATCTAAAAAATCATATTTTAAATCTAATTGAATTACACTCATTATACTATTCTCTAGATTTTATTTTCTCTCGGATATATAAATGAAACCTTATATTATTATCCAAGATATTGCTGGAAATATTTTAATAATATATATTTAGACTATATAAGATGGATTTAGATAGAATCAGAAAAGATTATCAAGGTAGATTTCATGTGAAAAAAAATAGAGATGGAAATGTAATGAGTGTAGAACAATACAAGGCAATGATACGGAATATACCTATTGAAAGACTACAACAACAACAACAAAGACTTTTAGCACAAGCCCAATATCCTTTACAACAAATAATGGAACAAGTTAAGAAAGAAGTAGCACAAGATAATGATATTGAACCCAAAGATAAAGCGGAAAAAATAGAGGAAAAATATAATGACTATGTTAAAATGAGGTCAGACGATGCTCTAGAAATGAGACTTATTGATGAAGAATTACACAGACCACTGGATTGGGCGACTACCGGTTCTGGAATGAAGAAAAGATATTATCCTTTCTTACATTAAATATATATCTAATATATAAATGAATAATCCGAATCTACCAAATGAATCTTTAGAAAATGAATTTCCATATTATTTTCAGATGATATTGGATGTATTTCAACAAGATTTTCCACATTTAACAGATAATCAAAGACGAGAAATATGGACTTCTATAAGAATTAGACAGAAAATAGATTATAGTTTTCAAAGATTAGAAGAAGATACTACAGAACCCGACCTTGCGGATGAGATTCTTACTTTAACTCAAGCACAGAGGAATTTAGTTCATACTATTCATCAACAATATAACCATTGGAGACGAATATTATATCCAATGGGAGGAGGAAGCATGGGAAAGAAAAGATATTATCCTTTCTTACATTAAATATCTTTTCATATATATAATAATGAATCTACGATTAGTTGGAGGAAGAGACAATCCTTTTAAACCTCATTATATAGATGAACCGGAAGAAAATCCTGCTTTAGAACCAGAAGAAGAAGATTTTGGATTTCCTTATAGATTTACAAACGCATTTATTGATTCTGTAGAAGAGATATATAATTCAATTAATAATGGTGACTATGAAGGAGCAAGAGAGTCATTTCATTCTCAAAATATTGGAACTATTTTTGGTGAAGATATGTTAAGATTGAGGAATGATTTACAAAATGGTATGGAATTGGATGCGGAAGAAGAAGAATTAATTAAAGATTTGAGAGATATGGTTGTTGGTATCACGAGAGAATTACAACAACATTTCGGAAAACGAATGAGAGGTGGTGCGAATCCAGAACGAGTATCTGATACTATTCCAAGTCCTCATCTATTTATTAGAAGACAAATTAGTTTCATGCGAAGAGTTATTGAACGAATTGATACTCTTTTAGGTAATCCGAATCATACAGAAGCAGATGTTAGTGAAGCGAGAGAACTTACTAGAAAAGGAAATGAAGTATTAGATTATTTTGATAATCATTATTCTGAAATAGCAACCGATAGATATTTGAATGATGAAGGATTAATGGAAGATTATAATAATATTGTAGAACAATTAATATTTTTGAATCAACATTTTAATATGGATTACGGAAGTTCTGAAAGTAAAACTACTTAAAGAATTTTCTATATATATATACTATATAAGATGGAAAATTTTGAATCTATTAACGACGCAATTCAATTTATTGTGAGAAATCAGCACAAGATTGATAGTTACAACAAAAAGATTGAATACATTTGTAATTATCAGAAAGAACATCCAGAGAAATCTAAAGAAAAGTGTAAGCGTCACTACGACAAACTGAAGGAAGACCCAGAAAAATATGAAAAGTTTTTACAAGATAAAAAAATGAAATATAGAGAAAAGAAAAATCTAAATGTTTAGGAATAAAATCTAAATTACTTTTTTTTCAATTAAATTTAAAATTGAAATGAAAGAACTTAAAAGAAAAATATGTATATATACTATATAGTATGAACGCCCTTGAATTTATAAAATTCTGTGAATATAATGATTTTATTGGATTCTCTTTTAAGAAGATTATTACCGCACTGAATAAGGATGGTATTGAAAAGAAATCATTAAAAGGAATGCCGAAATGGGAGAATATTAATAAAGAAAATTGGAAGAATTTCGTCAATAAATCCCATGATGGATTTGCTATTATTACCGGAAAAGAATCCGGTGTATCCGTCCTTGATTTTGATAGTGAAGATGCGTATAAAGAATTTCTAGAATCTTTCGGAACTGGTATTAGAAGAAATGAGGTTTTTACTAGAAAAGGCAAACATCTTTATTTTAAATATGACCCAGACCTGAAACAGACTCAAAATCCAGTATCTAATATTGATGTGAGAAATGATGGTGGAATTATTATTGCCCCACCTACTTCTTATACTTTACTAGACGGGTCTATAGCCAAATATGAACTGGAAGAAGATTTTGATTTGGAAGAATTGACTGCCGAAATGAAACTCTGGTGTGGTGAAAGAGACCTTATTAAGAACTATAATGAAATTGATAAGCCAAAAGAAAAAAAGAAATCTAAACCTAAAGAAAAAAAATCTAAACCTAAAGAAACAATGACCGCCCCAATTGAAGAAGATGATTCTACTACTATTTCCGAAATATCTACCGAAGACAAGAAACCAAAGAAAAATGGATTCACCTTTTTAAAGGAACAAAAGGGTGATGTAGCAGATGAGATTCACTACTATTTTCAACATGGAATGTTTGATAAGATTGATAAACAAAAAGACCCTTACGGCACTTGGTTACGCATTGGTGCTTCTTTAAAAAGTGAATTATCTGAATCCGATGGATTAGCCCTTTTCAAATACATTTCTAAATTGTATCCAAAATGGTGGGATGAATCCGGATGCGAAAAAACTTATAATGATTTAAAGTGTGATAAAATTACAATCGGTTCTATCTTTTATTACTTGAAACAAGAAGATGAAAAGAAATTTAAGGAATTAAAGAAAAAATATAAATCAGAACATGTAGATTTATTGAATTCCGGATTTGCTACAAGTGTAATTGCCGACTATTTTATTAGTCTTTATAAAGATGAATTCTTGTATTCATTTGAGACACTTTATTATTGGAACGGAATTTATTGGGAAAAAGATAATAAGACTCATTCTCATCTTATTTATTTTGTAGATAAAGCATTCACCAAAGACCTTACTGATTATTATATGATGAAATTTAAGGAATGGAATGAATATTGTTTTGAGAATAATATTAAATTAGAAGACAGAAAGTCAATGGATGGATTGTTAGCCGAATTTAATAATAGTATTAATTTCAGATTAAGAAATTCTCATTTTCGTGGTTCATACATTAAAGATATTTTGGCTTTCCTTTCCAATGATAGTGTGGATTGGGACAATAAACCAACTCTTTTTGTATTTGAAAATGCGGTCATTGACCTTACTACGGGTGAAAAGGTTACACCGAATCCAGAAGATTATCTTACTATTTCTT